CAAGAGTACGAATCAGAGGAGGAGGAACTCGCCGACATGGTGGCCGACAACGACATTGCGGAACTCGCCGAGATGGATCTCGACATCCGGAGCTCAATTCTTGCGGAGCTCGAAGCGATGGACTATCCGATGGAGCTCGTCGACTTCTCCGAGGCGGAAGAGGAGGAGCCCTTCGCGGGACTGACCGACGAAGACCGCCTGCCCGATGAGGTTGAGAAGAAGACGAAGCCAGGAGAGTTGTGGCAGCTTGGCGAGCACCGGCTCTTGTGCGGGGACTGTCGAGAAGCCGATTCTGTGGCGAGGCTCATGGACGGCCGGCAAATCAACGTCGCGATCACCTCGCCGCCGTATGCGAGCCAGCGAAAGTATGACGAGGAGAGCGGGTTCAAGCCGATCCCTCCCGACGCTTTCGTCGAGTGGTTCGACGGGGTGCAGAAGCAGGTCGCGGCACATCTCGCCAGCGATGGCTCTTGGTTCGTCAATATCAAGGAGCACTGTGAAGACGGTCAGCGGGTTCTCTATGTGAAGGAGTTGACCCTCGCCCATGTTCGTGAGTGGGGATGGCGCTTCGTCGACGAGTACATCTGGACGCATGGCGGAACTCCGAAGAGAGCGAGGCAACGCTTCAAGAACGGGTGGGAACCGATCTTCTGGTTCACGAAGGACACGCACAAATTCAGGGCGGAATCTGTGATGCACTCGACCGACAACGTGCCGGACTGGACCGAAGAGGCTGCTCGTCACGGGGGGCAGTATCACCCGAGCATGAGATCGGGTCAGGTTGAGGGCACCTCGCATCAGCGTTTGACGCAAGGGAAGCAGACGAGGACGACGAGATCGAGAGACGGCCGGGCTTCCGGCAACGTCGCAAAGGCTCAAGGCAAAAAGAATCAGGTGGGAGGATATACCTCCTCCGATCTCCTTGCCTACCCGTCGAACGTCCTATCGTTCGGCAAGAACCGGGAGGCGCTTGGCCATGCCGCGGCCTACCCTGTGCGGCTTCCCGAGTTCTTTATCCGAGCGTGCTCCGACGAAGGGGACGCAATCTACGACCCGTTCATGGGGAGCGGGACAACGATCATCGCCGCCGAGCGGCTTGGTCGGAAGTGCTATGGAATGGAGATCTCTCCGGGCTACTGCGACATCATCATCCAGCGATGGGAAGACCACACCGGCAAGACCGCCGTGTTGATTGCAGGATGAGATTGCGCTAGAGTGGGACAATGAAAGACACCGACGCACTCGGAAGGAGAAGGCACCCCAACCAGAATGCCGGAGCCAATGGACTCCCGGGAGCCGGGGACGGGGGAGAGGATCTCACCTGTCCTGCGTGGCTCGGCAAGGTGGGCAAGGAGGAGTGGGCGCGTGCCGTGAGGGATCTCCGGGCGGCGGGGATTCTCTCCGCCAAGGACGCTCCCTCACTCGAGCTCTACGCCGGAGCCTTCGAGGAGTATCGGTGGGCGCGGGCCGAGGTCGTGAAGAACGGAATAACGACGATGACTAAAACCGAACGGGGCCATGACATCGAGAGGAAGAATCCAGCCTGCACCGTTATGAATAGCGCGTGGGCAAGATGCCGCACCCTCCTCCACGAACTCGGGCTCACGCCTAGGAGCGGGATGGGATCGGAGGGAGCAGGGGGAGATGACTTCGAGAAGCTCATGGGGTTGTGTTGAGCGACGGAAAAAGGGCGACGGAATATGCGGAAGCGATCATCGCCGGGGAGATCCTTGCGGGGGGGAAAGTCATCCGGGCCTGCGAACGGCACCTTGCGGATCTCAAGAGAGCCGAAGAAGAGAGCTTCCCGTACTACTTTGACACGGCTGCAGTCGACAGGGTCCTCAAGTTCGCCGGGCTCTGCTACCACTACAAGGGTCCGCTGGCCGGGAAGCCGTTCGAGCCCGATCCCTTTCAAGCCTTCATCCTCGGATCGATCATGGGGTGGAAGAGCAAGGCCACCGGGCTCCGACGCTTTCGGATTGCCTACGTCGAGATGGGAAGGAAGAACGCCAAGACATTCCTGGCCGCGGTGCTCGCCTTGTATCTCCTGGCACTGGACGGCGAGTCGGGTGCCGAGATCTACTCCGCCGCCACGAAGATGAAGCAAGCCAAGATCGTTTGGGACATGGCCGAGAAGATCAGCCGCCGCTCGCCTTGTCTCAAAAACAAATTCCGCACCCGCTACTCGAAGCTCGAATTCGAACGCACCGACAGCTTCTTTGAACCTCTCCCGGCTGACAGCGACAAGCTCGACGGGCTCAACCCGCACGTCGGGATAGCGGACGAGTTCCACGCTTGGCCGCACCGCGGGCTCTGGGATCAACTTGAAGACGGGATGGGAGCCAGGGACCAACCGCTCATCTTCACGATCACGACAGCCGGGCATGACAAGGACGGGATTTGCTATCAGGTCCGGACCCATTGTTGCAACGTGTTGGAGCTCGACGGCTACGACGACGAGGAGACCTTCGTCTTCATCGCGTCTCCGGATCAGGAGGACATTGACTCCCCGGACGGCTGGAAGAAACGGTCGACATGGGACAAGGCCAACCCGGCACTCGGGACCGCGAAGAACCTCGACTTCATGGAGGCGCAGATCGACCGGGCAATCCAGATGCCCAGCAAGGAGAACGCAGTCAAGACCAAGCAACTCAACATTTGGACGAGCGGACAAATCAAGTGGCTTGACGTCGCGAGGTTCGAAGACTGCAGCAGGACAAAACTTTCCTACCCCGACGCATGGGAATCGATGGTCGGCCGGGAGTGCTTCACCGGGCTCGACCTCTCCGCGAAGATTGACTTCACCGCCGCCGCTCATCTCTTCCCTCCGACCGAGAAGGATGAGCGGTGGGCGATCCTTCTTCGGCTCTGGGTTCCGGAGGCGACCGCTGAACTCAGAGAGCGAAGGGATCGGATCCCTCTCAGGAAGTGGGTCAAGGAGGGGTTCGTGCAGCTAACCGATGGAGAGGTGGTGGACTATGATCAAGTCGAAGCTGATCTCAAAAGCGATGGAGACTTGTTCCGGATCAAGGAGATCGGGTTCGACCCTTGGAACGCCGGAGCGACCGCGACGCACTTGGAGCTCGAAGGGTTCGAGATGGTGCAGATGCGCCAAGGGTTCGCGACGATGGCGCACCCGACCAAGGAGTTTGAGGTCATGGTCCTGCGACGGCAGTTCGAACACTTCGGGAACCCAGCTCTGCGTTGGATGGCCAAGAACGCTCAGGTCGTCAGGGACAGCAACGACAACCTGCGCCCGGGGAAGAACCGGAGCGCCGACCGAATCGATGGAATCGTGGCGACCATCATGGCTCTCGGGAGAGCGCTGGTCAGTGCCGACGCGGAGAGCGTCTACGAACGGCGGGGGCCATTGGTGTTGTGACTCCGAACCGACCACCGCGATCGATGACCGGCCCCGAATACCGGGAGCGCTGCGACGCTCTCGGCTTGTCGGTCACCGTCCTGGCCGAGGTCCTCGGAGTCAATCGGCGGGGATTGCATAAACGATTCGTGCCGGAATCGGTGGTGAGAACCGAAGCGGTCCTCGCGCTCGAGATGATTGAACACCGGGTTCTTGCTTTGCGATACGATCGCCTGCTGACCCGGAGCCGCGAGGACAAGTGAACAAAGTTCTCTTCTCGGCGCATGGCGGCGGTGGGCAAGGACGGGCAAAATGAACGCGAGTGAATTGGCCATTCGTAAAGAGGCGCAAGGCTGATGTGCAGGCGAGCACGGTGTCCGACCCGGCCTCGTGGCTCATCGATGCCTTGAGCAGACAGAGCTCAAGCGGGCTCTCGGTGACACCCGGGAAGATCCTCGGGATCGCGGTCGTGTATGCTTGCGTCAATGTGATCTCGAAGTGCTTCGCCACTCTCCCGATCCGGCTTTACCAAGGGGGACCGGATGGGAGCAAACAGATTTTGCGACTCGACCCGATGCACCAGTTGCTAGCGGTCAAGCCTAACCCGGAGATGACCTCGGTCGATTTCCGCCGCGTGATGCAGGCGCACCTCTCGCTTCATAACAATGCCTACGCCGAGGTCGTGCGCGATGGCGCAGGCCGTCCCGCCGAACTCTGGCCGATTCATCCCGCGAACATCACCCCGGACCGAGGCGACGACGGGATTCTTTTTTACAGGTTCCGCCATCAACTCGACGGCCGCGATCCGCTCCCGATGTCGGACGTCCTGCAACTTCGAGGGCTCACCTTTGACGGGGTCTATGGCTTTGACCCGGTCGGCGGTCTTCGAGATGTTTTCGGGCTGGCAATGGCGCTCGACACGAACGCGGCCAAGTTCTTCGCCAATGATTCGAAGCCCGGCACAATTCTCTCCACCGAGCAAGCTCTCAGTGACCGCGCCTATAACCGACTCAAGGAGTCAATGGAGAAGAGCCGCGGAGTGGAGAAGGCGCACCAGTACAAGATCTTCGAGGAGGGACTCAAGATCCTCACCGCCCGGCAAGCGAACCGCGAGAGCCAGATGGATGAGAGCCGGGCGCGACAGTCCCTTGAGATCTGCCGAATCTACAACGTCCCTCCCCACAAAGTTCAGATCCTCGACAACGCAACCTTCTCCAATATCGAGGAGCAACAGATCGATTGGGTCGCCGATTGCATTCTGCCGCTGGCGGTGACCTGGGAGGCCGCACTCGGTCGCCTTCTTCTAAGTGATCGCGACCGGGTCACCGGCAAGTTTTTCAAGATAGATCTCCGCGGGCTCATGCGTGGAAAGATGATCGAGCGGGCCGACTATTACTCGAAGCTGATCACGGCCGGAGTTCTGTCACGCAACGAAGCCCGCGTCTTCGAGGACCTCGACCCGGTCGACGGGCTCGACGAGATGCTTGAGCCGATGAACATGCAACCGGCGGGAGCCAGATCAGAACAAGACTAATGGAAAAGATTCTCATGAAAGCACTTGGCCCCGACCGCCAGGACAGCCGCTATTGGTTTGCGGAAGCAGCCAAGCGGGCGAAGAGGAAGTTCGGCACCGACGAAGTATTCGGGGAGAAGCCGGAGTGGCTTAATATTTCGATGCTTGAGGATCGGGTCGCCGAGCTCCGAATCTATGGACAGATAACCGAGTTCCCGTGGATGGACGGAGAGGTCAGCGCCACCCAGATCTATGAGGAACTCTCCGGGCTAGAGGCGGATGAGATACACGTCCGGATCAACTCACCGGGCGGGAGCGTCTTCGAAGGGCTGGCGATCTACTCCCTGCTCAGAGAACAGAAGGCGAAAGTGATCGGTCACATCGACGGCATTGTGGCGAGTGCGGCAACCTTCCCGGCTCTGGGATGCGACGAACTCCAGATGTGCGAGGGAGGTCAGTTCATGATCCATAAGCCTTACACCCTCGAGGTCGGCAACTCCGACGAGATGAGGAGGACCGCCGACATCCTCGACAAGATCGAGAGCGGGATGGTCGCGCTCTACCAGCGGAAGACCAAAGCAACGAAGGCGGAGATCCGCTCGATGGTAACTGACGAGACATGGATGACCGCCGCGGAAGCGCTGGAGATGGGGTTCGTCGATTCGATTGCCGAAGCGCAGGAAGCGGAAGAGGAGCCAGCCAGGACGACCGAGACAGTCGCACAAAAGATTTCCGAGCCCGTCGAGGCTCAAAAAGATTTCCATGTTGGTGAGGAGCCAGCCCGGGAAAAGATTGCTCATGGAGCGAAGGCACGTCGCCTTGATCTCTTCGAGCGACAACTCACAACAAACTAGGGATATGAACCTAAACGAAACAAAAGGACGGCGCGGTGCTCTCGTAGCAGAAATGCGCTCGGTGCTCGACGAGGCGAAGGGCCGGGAGCTCGACGCCGAAGAGGAAACCAAGTACGCATCGATGGAGAAGGAGTTCGACAAGCTCTCCAAAGAGGTGGAACTGGAAGAGGCTCTCGCGAAGCGGGAGTCAAACATGGCGCTCATCAGTGACCGACCGGTCGCGGTGGTGCCGGGAGCCAATCCGGATGATCCGGCTCCGAGTGGGAAGAAGCGCCCGACAGCGCGTGCCGAGTATGGTGCGGCCTTCATGAATTACGTTCGCGGCCAGAGGACGCAGGACGTGAGGAACCAGATGGAGGAAGGCACTGACTCAGAAGGCGGCTACCTCGTCCCCGAGTCGTGGTCCGATGCGATCACGGTGGGAGCGGCAGACGCCAACGTCATCCGGCGCTACGCGACAGTCATCCAAACTGCAAGCGATCGGAACTTCCCGATCCAGACGGTGCGGGCCTCGTTCGATTGGATCGATGAGGAGGCTGCCTACAGCACCCCCATCCCGACCCTCGGTCAGCAGACCCTCAAGGCTTACAAGCTGGGCGGAGTGATCAAGGTTTCGGAGGAGCTCTTGGAAGACGAGATCTTCGATCTCCCGAGCTTCCTTCAACGGGAAGCGATCATCGAGTTTGCGCTCAATGAGGAAGCTGCCTTCATCACCGGAAACGGTACCGGCAAGCCCGAAGGGATCGAGGACGTCACCACTGTCGGCGGCGTCTCTACCAGCGGCGTCTCCCTTGCGGGGACCGCGGTCATCACCTCCGACGAGGTGCTCGATGTCTACCACAACCTCGCAGTCGGCTACCGGTCAAACTCGACCTGGGTCACCTCCGACGCGATGTGCCTGCTGATCCGCAAGCTGAAGGACTCCGACAACCAGTACCTCTGGCAACCGGGGCTCTTCGCGGAGCAACCGGACCGTCTGCTCGGTCGTCCCTTCGAAGTGAGCGACAGCTTCACCGCTCCGGCCACCGGAGTCCGCTCGATCTGCTTCGGCGATCTGAGCTACTACGTCATCGCAGACCGACTCGGCGTGAGCGTCAAGCGGCTCGATGAGCTCTACGCCGCGAACGGCCTTGTCGGCTTCCGCTTCACCAAGCGGGTTGACGGTCGCCTGACGAAGAGCGACGCGCTCACCTACGGCACCCAAGCCTAAGCAGCCATTGTGGTGTTAGTTCCGGGGGCGGTTTCGACTGCCCCCGGAACCCTCCACTTGAACCGATGGAAACACGATTGACTGCGCTCAAGAATTTCGTCCTCGGAAAGGACAGGATCGAAGAGGGGGAATCCTTCGACACCGATCCGGCGACCGCCGCTCGGCTTGTCCAAAAGGGAATCGCCCGGGCCGGGGAACCGGCAACAGAACCGAAGAAGAAGGCCGCGAAGAAGAAGGCCGCAAAAAAGCAGGGGAAATGAAATGACTGTAACACTCACCAAGGACATCCGGATCGCCGGGGTGTCCCACAAGAAGGGGGACGAGCTCGAAGTCTCCGAATCAACTGCGAACCTCCTGGCCGATTGCAGCGGAGGCAAGGCCAAGAAGAAGGCCGGCAAAAAAGAAGCGTCTACCTCAGAGGGTTAGATGTTCAAAAGCCTCAAGAGAATCTCTGCTCCCTCCGTTCGGTTGGTATCGACTGCCGACGCGAAGGAGCATCTCCGCGTCACAGACAGCGACGAGGACTCGCTGATTGATGCTCTCGTCGCCGCCGCGACCGAGAAGCTCGAAGACCATCTTCGGCAATCATTCATGCAGCAGACGTGGCAGGTCCGATTGGACAGCCTGCCGGTCGCCGGGGTTGAGCTCCCCCGCTCTCCCTTCATCGTGGTCGATCGGGTTTCCTATTGGCCGACCGCCGCCACCACCGAGCTCCGGGGAAGGGGCGCGAAATTGGTGATCTCGACCACGGCGGTCCTCGATCAGGTCATGTCCAGCGGAGCATCAACCTGCCGGGTCACCGATCAGAACGGGACCTTCGAGAACAAGAATCTTGCGGGGAGCGTTTCGCCCGGCTCAACATCTACTTCCTTCTCGACCGTCGACAGCATTGCGGACGGGACCTACGCCGTCGACTACTGGGAGAACGAGTCAAGTGTCTGGACCCGCTTCCTCGACTTCGATGTGGAGCCTTCTATCCCCGCCGTCCTCCGCCCGAAGGATGACGACGTGCCGGATGTCGAGAGCGATCAAGGTCCGCCCTGGCTGATCAATTATGTTGCAGGCTACGGTCCCGCAACGACCGACGTCCCCGACGCAATCATCGCGGCGGTGAAGGGACTGATGACCCACCTCTTCGAGCACCGCGGCGAAGATCCGCGGCAAGTTCCCATTCCGGATTTCATAAAATACATGGTCGCCGGATACGTCGTCCCGCACCGACTGTGAGAGCGCTCTCCAAACAGACGAAGAAGATCACGATCTCGACGCTGACCACCAGTGTCAACGATCTCGGCGGCTTGGACGATACATGGGACACCGGAATCTTGGTATGGGCCGAGCGGGACAACGTCAAGGGCGGCTCCGGAATTGAGGCCGAGCAGGAAGTTGCGGACGCCGATGTGAAGTTCACGATCCGCTACTCGACCACCGTGGCCGGGTACAACCCCATGCAGCAACGGGTGACGGTTGGCTCCGAAACTTTCGACATTGTCGCCATTGTTCCCGAACCGGCGAACCGGCCCCAGGTCATGCACCTCTACGGGAAGCGGGCGTTATGAGTCACACTCTCACAATGCCGACCGGCGGAATCCGTGAGATCCTGTGGATACCGCAGACCGCGGTCGCGATAACAGAGAGCCCGTTCTCGTTTGCTCAACAAGTTCAAAAGCACCCGGGGCAACGGCGACAGGTGAAAGTGAAACTCGCCGCGATGGACGCCACCACCGCTCGGGATTGGATTGGCTTCTTCCTCAATCTCAACGGCCCGGAGGGAACCTTCTTCCTGAGTGATACCGTCGGACAGAATCCCACTCTGTGGCGCGGGACGCCGCAGGTCGATGGCGCTGGCCAAACTGGGAAGAGCCTCAACTATTCTGACGGAGCGACTTCGTCGCTGATGATCTCGGCGGGTGAGTGGGTATCGATAGGTAACCGCCTCCACCAAGCGACCGAGGACGCAACCTCGGACGGGAGCGGCGACGGGACCCTCAAGCTCTGGCCCGAGTTGGCCAGCGCTCCGAACGATGACTCTCCGATTGAGGTCACTGAGCCGAAGGGAACTTTCCGCCTCACCGAGATCCCGTCCTATTCGTGGTCGGTCAACCGATTGATGCAGGGAGTGAGCTTCACCGCGATCGAGGTTGTCAGCCAGGAGGTCCTCGACTATCTCGCGATCGAAGCGGTCATGGCGCACTCGACAACGCGCAACCTCTACGGAGTGTTCTCGGGTCCCCGCTACGACGGGACCTCGAAGATCTACGACCAGAGCGGGAACGATCTTTACGCTTTCCCGAACGCGGCGGGCTCCGCGGTCACCCTCGAAGCGGATCTCTCATGGAGCTTCCCGACGACAGGCACGAAGGCGATGCTGAACTTCGGCAGCCCGGCCAAGCTCGCACAAGACATTCCCGACGATCACTCTGTCTTCTGCGTCATCGACACCTCGCTCACCAGTCAAACCATCTTCAGCCGGGGAAGCACCGGGAATGACTGGTTCGCATCGATGGTGAGCGGGAGCGGGAGCGATCCACAATCAGGGGTGACCGTCGGGGACTATCGGGTCGACGGGACGGTGGTCAGTCCGAAGACGAAGGACGGAATCTATGACGCGGTCAATCCGGCTGGGAAGTGCGTCCTGAGTTGCGAGAGCGTCGCCTTCACCGAGATGGCCGGGACCTTCGCCTTCGGGGTGCAGGACGGGACTTTCGGATTTAAGGGAAAACTTTATGAGCTCATCATCTGTCCGGACCTCAGCGCCGACCTCCGCGACTCTCTCATCGCCGACATGATCGCGGCTCACTCCATCACCTGATGATTAAAGCGAAGTTAGATCTGAAGAGTTTCAAGGCCGTCGAAAAGAGCACCGAGCTCATGCTCGACCAGATCGAGCGCCGGGGGATGAAAGACGCTCTCTTGAAAGCGGCGACTCCGATGGTGAAAAAAACAAAGCAACTTGCGCCGACCAGAACGGGAGCGCTCAAGAAATCGATCGGGAAGAAGGGATCGACCAACCGGGCGAAGCAGAGCGCCGAAGTTAAGATCGGCCCGAGGAAGGGGTTCAAGTTCAAGAACCAAGTCCCGAGTTGGTATGCCCACCTTGTCGAGTTCGGTCACATCGCCACCACGCCCGGCGGCAAGCCCGCGGGATTTGTCTCGGCCAAGCCTTTCATGCGTCCAGCCTTCGAGGCGGAGAAGGTCGCGTCACAAAAGAAATACGCCGAGGAAGTCTCGGCTGCAATCCATCGCCACTTCCGCAGGAGGTTCAAGAAATAGTCATGGCCAGCGCAGTCAAAGAAGATTTCCGTAACTACATCCTGGCCGACTCGGCGGTCTCGACGAAGCTCGGGACCCGGCTCTTCCCGGCGATGGCGCGGAAGTCCTACGGGACGGTCGACCCGTACGGGGTCTACACGATGGTCTCGAATGACGCAAGCTACACCCAGGACGGGACGAGCTCGACCGTCTGGCGGGTCATCGTCTTCCAGTTCGACATCTTTTCCAAAAGCGCTGTTACCGCCGAAGCCACCGGGGATGCGATCCTCGCCCGAGTCGAGGGCACAAAGTTCTCTCAGGGGACTACTGAATTTGGAGCAGTTTTCTTGGATACTGAATTCGACAACTTCGAGGACGCAACGCGGGCGGATGGCTCAAGCGGGCTGTTCCGCAAGACGATCCAACTCAGAACCTTGATCAACTCATGAGCACCTATGCAGCCTTCGGCGCAACTCTAGTTTACGACCCGGCGTCCACCGACCTCACGGTCGCACAAATCACGAACATCTCCGGCCCCGGTATCTCAACCGACGCCATCGATGTCACCACGCACGCATCCGCAAGCGCTACCCGGGAATTTCTCGGCGGTCTAGTTGATGGCGGAGAAGTCACTTTTGAGATGATATTCGATGCCGAGGCGAGTGCTTCGGGGGGAGCCGCCTCCGGACTGAACATCGTGGAATCGAAAGCGCAGGACCGCAGCCTCAACACTTGGGAGGTCGTCGCCAATACCGCAACCGATTATTACAGGAGGTTCTCCGCGATCGTGACCGCCTTCTCGATGGACAACCCAGTCGACGGCGCGATCACGGCGAGCGCGACTCTGAAGGTCAGCGGAGTTATCACGACCGGCACCGCGTAATCAACGGGAGGCTCGCATGGCGAAACTCTCAGGCTACACGGGCTCAACCTTTGCGGTCAGCTTCACCTGCCAGGACGCTGACGGCGACCCGGTTGATCTCACCGGCTATAGTGCCAGGAGCGAGCTCCGGCCGAGCGTGAACAGCGCAACGCTGACGCGGGACATGGCCCCGACGATTGACAACCCGACCGACGGGGTGATCGACATAACTGTCACCGATGAGGTGACCGCCACCTTCGCGGCGGGGACCTACTACTTCGACGTCATGCTGGATCTCCCCAGTGGCGCGGCGATCAATTTGTGCAGCGGCACAATAGTATTTCGGCAACAAGTGACCCGAGTCTGATGAGTATTAAAGAAGTTGTGATCGACGCAGGCGGGGAGACTTCGTCGGTCGTGATCAATGCCGGAGCGGGGCCGGAGATCGTGGAGATCAATCAGGGGCCGGTAGGGCCGCAGGGACCGCCCGGGATCGACGAGTGGGGGGAGATCGACGGAACCCTTGCCGACCAAACCGACCTCCAAGCTGCGCTCGACGCGAAGCTCAATCTCTCCGGTGGAGTCATGACCGGGGTGCTGACCGTCGGCTCAAACACCTACGGAAACGATGTCCAATTCTGGGGTGCGACTGCCAGCAAGTACACGCTCTGGGACGCCAGCCAGGACAAGCTGATCATAACAGGAGACCTCCAGGTCGACGGGACAACGACGACGATCAAGTCGACGGTCGTCACGATTGAAGATCCCGTCTTTACCCTGGGCGGCGCAACCGCTCCGACGACGAGTGACAGCAAGGATCGCGGGATTGAGTTTCATTACTATGACACCGACGCCAGTGCCGGAAAGAAAGGCTTTTTCGGATGGGGCAACTCGGATAATGCGATCAAGTTTCTCCTGAACTGCGCCGACCCAAGTGGGAGCGAGATCTTCACGGGTGATCCGGCTGACATTCACGTCGGGAACATCGTCCTGCCAGATGACGGCATAATAAGGAATTCGCACACAGACCGCGCCTTTATCAAGATGAAGACGTGGAGCTTGGACTTCTTTTATGATGCGAAGTCGATGTTGCATTTGCAGTATGCGAACGCCATCTTCAACAGTCATAGTGCCGATCGGGATTTCATCGTTCATACAACGTCAGCCAATAGCCTTTTCGTAGAGGGCTCATCCGGCAACGTCGGCATCGGAACGGCGACTCCTGCATACACTCTGCATTTAAACGATGCCGATAGTCCTACTCTGGCTCTCCAGTGCGGGGGTGTAGGCACTCGCTCTTCAACCATTAGATTGATCGAGGGGAGCGCCAATTTCCAAGGCGCTTACATGAACTATGATGGCATCACGAACCATCTCCACCTCGGCGTCCATGACAACAACAACACTACCCTAGGGGATGACTTTGACGCAATCACCATTGATCGGGCTACGGGTTACGTAGGGATAAATGACACGACCCCCACTCAGCGGCTTGAGGTGAATGGGCAGATTCAGGTGCAGGGTGGCGGCGCGGTCTACTTCCGCAATTCAGGATCGCAGATCTATTCGGCAGACACCAATCAGCTCGCATTCGCAACTGGCGGTTCGGAGTCCATGCGGATCAACTCCTACGGTCAGGTAGGCATCGGAACGGCGAGTCCTGAGGCAAAATTAGAGATTCAAGCCACAAGTGGGGCAAGTATATTTCTACGTTCTTCAGCCACAAATGAATCCGAATCTAGTAGAATAAGGTTCGCGGAAACGACTACTACATTTCAAGGGGGCTTTATCCATTACGACGGAAGCTCTAACCTCTTAAACATAGGAGTCCACCCCACTGGCGACGAGACGATTGCTAATGACATCAATGCCATTAGCATTGCGAGGGCAGACGGCAACGTCGGGATCGGCACGGATAGTCCTGACTACTTGTTAGATGTTGAACAAGATTCAGAAACGTATGCGGCAAGAATCTTTAATGATGGCAACGATCAGAACAGGGACGTGTTGTTGCTCCAAGGAGGGAGCGATCTCCGATTAGGGAACACTAAATTCATCACGTTCGCAGATGGGAACGGCACAGAAACCGCTTGGATTCAAGGCGCAGTCCCTGATGCGAATGGGGGACTGGCGATCAACACAACCGCCCATGATGGCAACGATTTTGTTGTGGACGAGTCCGGCAACGTCGGGATCGGAACGGAGAGCCCTGTTTCCACTCTGACAATCGATGGTGCGGACGATAAGGACACCGGGCCAAATATACTCCTCCAAGGCGATGCGGCAAACCAAGTGGAGTCCGGCCGGGTTCGATTCTGCGAGGCCGCCGCATACGGCTACAGCGGAGGCTACATCCACTACGACGGTTCTTCCGGGGAAAATAAGCTACACATTGGCGTTCATGAAGCCAGCGACTCGCTGATAAGTAGCGACCGGAACATCCTAACAATCGACAGGACCACCGGGACCGTTGAAATGGATCGGGGCACCACTGAGCTTCCGTTTTTCGACTACAAGGCCACCACAGCCGGTGACGCGGACAGCTCAATCTCGACCCTCACCACAAGCGGAGCCACGACCCACCATATCCAAGTGGACATCAACGGCACGAAAGCCTGGATAGCAGTTTCCACCAACGACCCATCATGAACATCGAGCTAGCAGAAAAAGAAAGAACAGCACTCATTCAATTGATCGACATCGCCGTCAAGGCGGGCGGTTTGAACGTCGCCCAGGCAGGGGCAACACTGGCGGCGAAGCTCGCTGAGCACCAGGATCAGGAGATAGAAGCAGAGCCCACAGAGACAACACTCTCTCAGCCATGAAATACTAGCTCGCCACCCTTTCGCTGTGAACAGGCAGTGCGTCCGCCATCGCTCTGGCTCTCGTTGGGTGCCGGGGCGGTGGCGGCAAAATACCCAACGACATGACAAAGACAAACAAACTGAAGATCGGCGGCGTGGAGCTTCATCTACGCTGGAGCAAACGGGCCGAGTTCCGGCTTTCGGAAGCGGGCTTCCTTGGCGGCTATGACCCGAGGCGAGGAGTGGCGCAACTTTTTTGCATCCTCGCCTGCTGCAACGAGAACCCGGGCTCGAAGCATATGACCGGGGAGGATCTCTACGAGCTCTCTCCCGAGTTCGAGGACGAAGGCGAAGCGGGGGAGTGGTTTGAGAAACTGACCGCAGCGGTGGAGAAGCTCCGAGCCACGCCGGGAAAGCCGAAGCGGACGCGCTCGAGGAGTACGCGTTCGCCCGGATAGCACTGAGACTCTCACGCGATGACTACCTCGACTCAACCGATCAGGAGCTCCGCTCAATGGCGGAGGCTTTCGCCCGGATCGAGGAAAGGACTGACCGCCGCCTTGCGAACTTCATGGCCCTCTTTGCCAATGCTAACTCAGGGAAGGGAAGGAGCTTCAAGGCCGAAGACTTCATGCCAGCCAGGGCGAGGCCGAAGCAGGTTCTCAACGAGAAGGAGATCTTCGAACGGTTCGACGCAATCTTCGCGAACTCGGAAACAGTAACAGAAGAAAGGAACAAAGATGGCGGCAACGACAATGGGCAAGTTAGTGATGGTTCTGTCCTCCAATGACTCGCAGTTTCGGAAGGGTATGAAGTCGACCCTCGCTCATGCGGAACGGTCGATGAAGCGGGCCAGCGCACGCTTCGGACGGATGGGTCGCCAGATGTCGATGTCCCTGACCGCGCCTCTCGTCCTGATGGGAGTGGCTTCGGTGAAGGCGTTCGCTGTGCAGGAGAAGGCCGAGAAGAAACTCCACGCCGCACTGAAGGCATCCGGCCAGGAAGCCGAAAAGAATCTCGCCCTGTTCAAGAAGCAAGCCTCCGCGATCCAGAACGTCACGACAGTCGGCGATGAGATGTCACTCTCCCTCGCCGCCACCGCGACCGCGATGGGAATCCAAGCGCACCAACTCGACGCCGTCATCAAGGGAGCGATCGGACTGTCGAAGGCATTCGAGATGGATCTTAACACATCGATCAAAGCCGCGGCGGCGTCATTGCAAGGAAAGACCGAACTGCTGACCCGCTACATTCCGACGCTCTCGCAAGTCGAGGGGGAGGCAAACAAGGTCGCGTTCGTGATGGACAAGATGGCCCAAGGGTTCGCAGTCGCGAAGGCGGAGGCGAAGACGACCGAAGGCCGATTGATACAGATGAAGAACAGCATGGGAGATCTTATGGAGATGGTCGGCTCGCGACTCGCTCCCGCGATCACCCGGTTCGCCGAGAAGCTCCAAAGGATTTTTACTGTCCTCAACGCGGTCAATCCGGCGCTGATAGATATGGCCCTTCAGATGGCAATCATCCTCGCGCTTGCCGGTCCTTTGACCCTCGCGCTCAGTGGAATCTTCAAGGTCCTGTCCATGATTGCGGGAATGAGTTTGGTCAGTCTCGCGACATCAATTGCCGCGATCGCGATCGTTGTCGGGGGACTCACCGCCGCGTTCAAGGATACGAACTTGGAGATCTCGAAGACCGGGACGGCGGCGTCAAAATCGGCGAGTGTCCTGGGAACCGTCCTCGGGGTTGTCCTCGACGTTGTCCACGCGGTCCGGATCGGGTTCAACATCATGACCGCCGGAATTCTGGAAGGGATCAAGTTCATCGCGAAGGCGTGGACCGGGATGGGCAACGCCATGCGAGATATGTGGTGGCAAGTCACAACGACGATCCGCTTCTTCATGACGAAACTGGTCAACTTTATGCGGACGAAAGTCTTCCCGATGATCAACGAGGCGATCAAGCAGGCTTCGAAGATGGCGGCCTTCTTCAATCTATCCTCTCCGGGGGCAGGGTTCGCTCCGCTCCCCACCTCTCCCGTCAAGTTCGAGGGGACAACCCGACCAGAACCGCGGACCAATAATTTCGCCGAGGGTCTGCAAGCGGAAGCGGATCTTCGAGGAGAGCGCATTGGTGATCTGATGGCGTCCTGGCCGAGCGAGAAGATCAAGGCGCAACTGGATGAGCTAGGGACGAGCCTCGACGAGAACCTCGACCCCGACAAAGTGCAGCCCGCGGTCGATGCCGCCGATGGACTTGGCGACGTTCTCGGCGACGTCAAGACAGCCACCGACGCAGTCGGGAAAGCATCGGGGAAGATGGGTGACGACATTGAAGAGAATGCCGGCCGAGCGGTGAGAGCCTACCAAGGAGTCGCCGCCGCAATGGAGGACATCAAACTAGGCATCGGCGATGCGGCGAAGTCTCAGGAAACTCTTCGCGAGGCGTCGGAAAAATACGCCAACACCTTCTCCGATCGGATGGCGGATTTCCTGACCGGCGCATCGGATCAATTCAAGAGCTTCGGCGATGTCGCGAAGAGCGTGCTGCAAGACATCGCGAACGACATGGTGAGATCTGGCATCCGATCCCTGCTCGGCGCTCTGGTCGGCGGGCCGGGCGGAGGCGGTGGGGTTCTCGCTGCGATTGGCTCGGCGATCTTCGGAGGGGGGAGAGCGACGGGTGGCCGAGTCGCGGGACGGACCGCCTTCATGGTGGGAGAGCGTGGTCCCGAGCTCTTCGTTCCAGACGCCGCCGGATCGATCGTCCCGAACAGTCGACTCAACGCAACCGGGGAAGGCGGGCAAGCGACCTCGATCACGATCAATCAGAACTTCGAGAGCGGAATTGATGAGAGCCGGTTGGCGCAGGTCGCCCGCCAGATCAAGGAAGACACGACTGACGGCATCCTGGCCGCGATCCAAAGAGGAGGCGGCTTCCGAGCCGCAGTCCAAGCATGAGCGAACGCAGTCTCACGACCGCGGTCAAGGATGCTGCGTCCTCGCAAGTGGTCGCCCCGTTCTTTGCGGTCAGTGCCGACTTCCCTTCCGGCATGGTCCGGATCTGGGCAGGAGTGGGAGAGCTAACTTTTGATTCGAATACCTACGAGGGAGTCGGGGAGTTCCTCGGAATCGAAGCAATCACCGAGACGGTCGACGGGAGCGCGAATGGACTGGCTCTGAGCCTCTCCGGAATTCCCTCGGACATTCGCAATCCGATCATCGATGACAAGTACTCGGGACGGGAGGCGGAGGTCTTCATGGGATGCTTCGATCCGAACACGGGCGAGATCCTCGACGACCCGATCACGATCTTCAAGGGACATATGGACACCGACTTCCTGCGGGAGGACGGGAAGACTTCGACGATCACCCTCCGGGTCGAGAGCCGGATCGTTGACCTCCTGCGATCACGGGAACACCGCTACACCCTCGAAGGCCAGCACACCCTCAAGGGAACCACGACCGACGACGGGCTGGAGTTCATGCCGACAATGCAGGAGACGCAGGTCAAGTGGGGACAATGATAGCGCGGACCGACAACTGGGACAGCGACCTCTCGGCCTTCGTGGCCGAGCGTGCCAGGAGGCCGTTTGAGTGGGGAGTGAATGACTGCCTGACCTTTGCCTTCAAGGCAGTCGAAGCGATGACCGGGCAGGTGGTCTTGGAGGATCTCTTCAACCCACAATGCCCTGACGCGAAGAGAGCCGAGCGCTTCCTCCGAGCTCAAGGTGGACTCGAATCTCTCATGGAACGGATCGCAGGGATTGCCGGGTGGCGCGAAGCGGAGAACCCTCAACGCCAATGCAGCCGGGGGGACCTCGCTCTCTTTGACAATGACCGCCGTCTCTGCGTTGGGGTTGTCGGGATCGGTCGCGTGCTTTGTCCCGGCTCCTCCGGACTTGAGGCGGAGAGAATGGATTCAATCAAACGGGGGTGGCACTTGCCCTTCAACCGGGAGGAGCAAGCCTGATGCCGCAGATCGTGGCCATCGTTGTTGGGATCGTGAAGGGTGTCGCCGCGGTGGTGGGCGCGATCTCCGCCGGGGTGGCCGCACTCGGCCCGATCGGAGCCGCTCTCTTCAAGCTCGGCGTCGGTCTGGTGATCAGTTCACTTCTTGCCCCGAAGCCGCCACGGGGAGCGCTTGCCCGGCGCAACTCAACTTTCGCAATTCGCCAGCCATCACCCTCCCGGCGCATTCCCTACGGTGTCACCCGGCTCGGCGGAATCTACTTCTATGCGGAGACCACCGCTCCGGCTGGCTCGGATGACCTCACGCTTCTGACCCTCGTCTTCGGCATCGGCGACGGCCCGATCGAAGCGGTCGACAAGATGTACTTCGACTCCGAGGAAGTCTCCCTTGTCAGCACCGGGACAGATTCGAATGGGCGGGCGCTTTACGGGGCGACCTCCGGCACGACTTGGTTTCCTACCGGCGGAGCCCGGCTCGTGACCTGCAGTTTCTACACCGGCTCGGCAGGCCAACCAGCAGACGCGACTCTGGTGGCGGCGAGTGATTCGAAGTGGACCGCCACCCACACCCTCGACGGCATTGCCTATGCGCGAGTCACCCTCGCCTATGATGCGGAGGTCTTCAAACTCGGGGTGCCAAACATTTCCTTCGAGATCCGGGGCCGCAACGACATCTACGATCCGCGGACCGCAAGCTCGGGATACTCTGCGAACACCGCCTTGTGCCTCTCCCACTATCTGACCACCGCGAAGACCGGCCCCAACGCAACCTACGCCACCGAGATCGACGCCACAGCCTTGACCGCCGCGGCCAATGTCTGCGACGAGAGTGTCTCCCTCGATGCCGGGGGATCGGAGAGCCGCTACACTTCCAACGGCTTTGTTGATCTTGCCGAGAAGCCGGAGGGAATCATCAATGACTTCAAAACCGCAATGGCGGGATGGATGGTGTACTCGGGCGGGCGGTTCAAGGTCTACGCGGGAGCCTTCGAGACTCCCACCTTCACGATCGATGCGGATATGCTGGCGGGAGCGGTCACCATCCAGAACCGGACACCGAAGCGGGAGCGATTCAATCTTGTCAAGGGAGTGTATCAAGCGCCGGAGAACGTCTACCAGCCGACCGACTTTCCCTCGGTCACAAATGCCACCTATCAGACCGAGGACGGCGAGGAGATCGACCGCGACATGGAGCTCGTCTTCACCACCTCCCCGGCCACCGCTCAACGGATTGCCAAGATCGAGCTAGAGCGAAGCCGCCAGGAACTAGTTGTCTCACTAATTTGCAACCTTCGCTCCCTCCCGGCGGAAGCGGGAATGACGGTCTACGTCACACTCTCCCGCTATGAGTGGGACGCGAAAGCGTTCTTCGTTCAATCGAGTTCGATCGGGCTGCTCGACGACGGGACGGTCGGAGTCAGCCTCTCGCTTCGCGAGATCGCTTCCTCAGTCTATTCGTGGACACCCGCCACCGACGAGAAGGCCGTTGCAACCGCTCCGAGTTTGTCGGTGGGAGCGCCGAAGGTTGACACCATCACCGCCTCCCCGGATGGATCCTCGGCCTTTGGCGACGAAGACTTCCCCGTGCGCGTCGCGCTGGCGACCGACACCGCCGACGCCGCGATCCGGTGGAGCAAGTCCTTCAGCCCGACGAACAGTAGCGAGGGGAACCCCTACGACGACTCTCCCGCCGAGCGCCCGCTGCTTTCCGAGGGGGAGACGCTCTACGCCCGGGCCTTCAAGGAAGGCTACCAGGACAGCGACGCGCTGGAAGAAACCTACACCTCGACCAACAGCGCGAACAGCATCTCGGGAATGCACGGGCGCTTTCGATCCGACGTTGCCTCCACCTTGAATCTCTGGACCACCGGCGGCGTCGGGTCCTGGTATAATCAGGGCAATCAATACGACGCTGGATCCGGCACCGGCGGGCTCGACATCACGAACTCCAGCCTCTTCACCTATTCACCGCTCTTCAATCCCTCTAAGCTCGGGATCGACTTTGACGGGAGCAACGATCGGCTCTGGTCGAGAGACGGGACGAGAGGGGCGACGACTTATTTCTTCGGCTACCGGATGCCGCCGGTCCCCTGCACCGTCGTGGTCGCCCTGACCAACACCGCGACCGTCACCTACGGGACCCTCTTCTCCTCGGTGCCGAACCCGGTCACCTCTGACTCGGTTGGGATCTACCGCTATTACGGGAACTGGCTGGCGTGGATGAAGGACGGCTCCTACAAGTACAGCAGCGGAGGCACGCCAGCCACCGCGAGCACCTTCGAGGTGGTGGCGGGAACCTTCTCGAACACCTCAAGGGGAGTGCGGGTCAACAAGACGAGCGACACTCCGGACACCAACTCGCTCGACGTCGACATCAGCGGACCGATCGGAATCGGGGCCGACGTTCAGAGCGTGACCGACACCTCGCTCGCCTCGGACTTTTGGGCCGGGACCGTGAACGAGGTCATGATCTTCGATAGCGTGCTATCTGACAGCGACATTGACGATCTGACCGACTACCTGACCGGGAAGTACAATCCCTCATGAAGACACTACTGACAACCATAACGGCGCTCACCCTGGCCGGGTGCGCGAACCTTGAAACAATGACCCCGGAGGAGGCCACCCGCGGAGCCGAAGCGGCTCGGGCATGGCTGGAGGTGGTCGCGGAGGCGCGGACCATTATCACCGCCGACAAGTGAGCATGAGTAAGGGAGAGAGAATCCTCTGGCTCCTCGTCGCGATCGGCTGGCTGGTTTGTCTCGCCGCCGCCTTCTGGCAATCGAATCTCTAAAAACAAAAATATGAAAACTAGTTGGAAAACCACCGTCGGCGGAATCTTGTGCGCCATCGGGACCGCCATCGTCGGCGCGAACGTGGCCCTCGATCTCGTCACCCCACCGCTCGTCCTCTGGGTCGGGTATCTCATGTCGGCTCTCGGCCCGGTCCTTCTCGGAGCGAGCGCGAGGGACGGAGACAAGAGCTCCCAGGACCACGGAATCCGTTGAGCGATGCCAAGCGAAAGCAACGGCACAATGCCCGGCTGGATTATCAAGCACTGGCCGATCATCGCACTCGCGGCGACGGGGCTGGCATGGGGAGCCCGGTTGGAGGAGCGGACGAGCACGCACCTCGCCCGACCGTATCACGACGGGATGCAGTCAAGCCGGGATGACCTCATCCAGATCAAGGCCGAGCTCCGGTTTCTTCGCGAGGACATCCTCGAATTGAAGCAAAGCCTCGCGCCCGGCGGCGGCACTTAGAAGGCCACCTTCGCGGCCTGAGAATCGGAGTGGTGCTCGACGACGTGCGAGTAGACCTTCGAGAGAAGAGCTCCGCCGTCGCGGTGTCCCAGCCAGTTCGCCACGGTCGGCAAGTCGACCTTGGCTTGAATGCAACGGGTGGCGAAGAGGTGCCGGAGATCGTGGTTCCGGAGATGAGGAAAGCCGAGGCGTTTGCAGGCGTTGCGTAATCCAATCGTCGGGCGCTGGATCAGCATGACGGGATCGTTCGGTCCCTTCCCGCCCGGAGAATTCCGAAGCCTCTCAAGGAGCTCGGCCAAGGCCGGGTTGATCGGGATCGATCTCGGGGTGTTGTTCTTGGTCGTGAAGTCTTCAGTGATGCGGACCTCGAGATGGCTCTCGGTAACCGCTCCCCACTTGAGATTGCGGGCTTCTGCTATGCGGAGCCCGCTATAGGCCAGGAGCTCAACCGCGTCGGCGGTGGCGTCATTGAAACGCCAATTCGAGTTTCCTCTGATCTCGGCAACGAGCTTGGCGAACTCCTCGGGAGCCGGGAGCCACTTGTGAGAGTTGACGATCTTCAGCCTCTTGATCTTGGCGACCGGGGTGGACCGCATGAGTCCCGCCTCGACGGCCCGGTCGAAGACTTTATTGAGAAGGGCGATGGTCGTATTGTTGCTGGAGGCGCTGTAGGATTTTGCCGCCGCCACCTGCCAGAGCCGGAGGTCCGCGGGACTGACTTGGTGCAACGGCTTGCGGAGAACTGCCGGAGGACAGAGCGCCGCGAACTGGCGGGAGCTCACGCCGTAGGAAAGGCGGGTTGATTTTGCGAGGGTCGGGTCCTCCTCCCCGGCGATCCGCTCGACCGCAGCGGAGAGCGTCTCTGCTGGCCCGGAGGTGGCCGGAGCGTCGCGGAGCTCTTCGAGTGTTAGCGGGAGGAGGGCGGCGGCTTCGGAGTAGCTCTTGGTATTGAGCGAGCGGGATTTGCGTCTAGACTCCACCCTGACGATTGCGTAATAAATCCCCGTGCGCTCATCGATGAACAGGTTGGGGAGTTTGGATCTCTTCATGGCCGAACTCCTTTTCGGCTTTGTCTTCTCTCTGGTCGGGTTGGTTTGTTTCATAGCATTTCAGATTCGATCGGGGAGGAGGCTAGCGCAGGAGGCTAGCACAGCAAAGCAAAAAGGATGGAGGGACGTGCAAACCCTATTAAAATAGGGATCTCGGCAGGGTAGCTCAGGGGTAGAGCAAAGGACTCATAATTGTTTGGAGCCAAATTGCCGATCCTTTCGAAACGCTTCAAACCCTTGCAGCGAAAGAACAAGAACGCTTTCGCGTCGTCCTGGCCGTTCAAAAATAAGGGCTGAAAAACGGGGCCTTTGGGGGATAGGAGGCTAGCATGGAGGCTAGCGCACGCCCAAGCATACGCTCAAGCATACGCTCTAGCATACGCTCTAGCATACGCTCTAGCATACGCTCTAGCATACGCTAGCACACGAAGATCCCCACGACCTACGTGGGGACCCTCTCGACACGTCCGGGGAACAGGTCGATCAAAGCCGATCAATTCGACACGACCGACCCGGCCCTAATCGCACCGCTGCTTTCCCTTCAAGGCCCCTTCCGCTTGCTCTTGCACTGGTCCGGTCTTCCCGGGCCCAAGCTCAGCGGACCACTGCGCTCCGTGCTCATCGCGGCGCAACGTGATGCAGAATTTCTGCGCGGCGTCGATTCTTGCCAAGGTCTCGATGTATTCAGAGAACGTGCGGAACCCGAGTTGAGCCACCCTCTCCAACGCTCGCTTGTGGACCGCGTGGTCGATGCGGATGGTGGTGGTTCTCTTCTGCAAAAGTAGTCCCTCCTCCCGCGAGGTTGCGCCGGTGGTAGCCCCAAGCTCTCCGGGCTGTAAAGCAGTATTCTGTAAACATATTTAAGGCATCAATAGTGAATAGGCTGGGAGTAAGAATCTGCACTATTTAATCATTTCCGATTGCGTAACGGCGACATTCTGAATACGCCTGCGGAGCTATGCGCAAGGTGTGGAATTGGAGAAGCAATGCCGAGGAGGAAGGTGGCTGTGGACGTTAGCTTTCAAACCCTCTCAGAGCTCAAGGGAGAACCCGCGACGGTCTCCCTGAGGCGCTTCGCGGAACTCTTCGGCAAGAACTACATCTGGGCCTACCGCCTCGCCAAGAGCGGCAAGCTCAAGATCATCACGGGATACGGTCCGGTGATGGTGCCGAAGACCGAGGTCCTCAGGATCATCAACGAGGCGAAGTTGAACCGATGATCGTGCGGACCAAAGTCATTGGCTGGGTCGTCCTGGCGGTCGCGTTCGCGCTCTGGCCACCGCTCATCGCAAGCTCCTTCGCGTACATGCCGCAACCGCTGGCCTGGCTGTCGGCGATGGCGCATGGCGCAACCTTCATATTCGTCGGGCTTCTCGGGGTCTACCTTCTCATGCCCGAGCGGCGACCTTTTGATTCTCCTCTTCCTCCACTACCGGACTGGACGGAGGATGACCTCTTCCGGCACGCAAGACAGTCGGGGGAGGAAGGGGGGATTGTTTTTTCTCGGAACGAGAGAGGGAATGAAACGAAAGAGACGGGAGGCTCCGAGGGTACAGGGCGGAGCCTCCCGTCCACCACCTACACGACCGGGGGGACGGAGGAACTGACGGAGGGGAAGAGCGGTGAGCGAGGAGGCTAGGAGGTTCAGTTTCGCGAAGGCGTATCCTTCCGACAAGTTGAGCGAGCCCGATCTCCTCGGGGACGACTGGACGGTGACGATCAAGGGGTGGCGCTACGCCGACAAGAACGACATCGGGAGGGACGGCAAACCGATGGGGCCGGGAACCGTGCTCGCCTTCGAGGAGACTGAGAAAGAGCTCAAACTTCCCAAGCTCTCGCACGTCGTGATCACCCGGATCCATGGGCCGGACCCGAACAAGTGGGTCGGGAAGCAAGTGATCCTTTTTCCCACCACCTGCCCCGCCTTCGGAGATCCGCGGACGCCGTGCATCCGGGTCCGCAAGATCGACCCCGCAACCGGGAAGCCGCCTGACCTCTTCTGATCATGATCAAAGACGGAATACACAACAAGATCTCGCCGCGTGAATATCACGCATGGGAATTCGACCGAACGAAGGGACCGATCTCAACCTCGACGCTGAAGCGATACGTCGAGCAAGGGCCGGAGCGCTTCATCAACGGCGAGAAGAAGAAGGTCAACGCAAGCATGGCGTGGGGTTCGCTCGTCGACCTCTTGCTTTTCACGCCGGAGCACTTCGATGGGGAGTTCGTCCTGAGCACTGACTGCGACGATCTCTCCTCCGACGGATCATTCAGAACCGCCGCGGCCAGGGAGTGGCGGGACGGCGTCCTGGGGGAAGGCCGGCGAATCGTCAAACCGGATGATCTGAGCCGCGGGCTCGAAGCGGTCAAGAAGCTCTCCGCCACCCCAGCCTCGGCCCGGCTCCTCGAAGGCTCGCAGTATCAGGTCGGGCTTGTCTTCACCAGTGAGCACGGCATCCCGGCGAAGGGCTTGGTCGACTGCCTCCCGGTCGGCGAAGATTGCATCGTCGATCTGAAGACCACCGGGGCGAACCTGCACGATGACTCCGAGCTTGAAAGGACGGTCGGGAAATTCCGCTACCATGTTCAAGCCGCCTTTTATCTCTACCTGTGGTCGAAGCTCAGTGACGAGCGGCGGCGGGAGTGGAAGATCATATGGCAATCCTCGGTCCCTCCCTTCGAGGTCCGAGTGGACAAGCTCGACAACCTGATGCTCGACGCCGGGCAGGAGTTCGTCCGCTACCATGTCCCGCGGATCGTCCGCGACATCAAGACCGACAGCTGGCGGAGCCCGTTCTCGGAAGGGGAAACAATTCTACGGATGCACAACCCGACCGTCTTCGCGGAGGAGGCTCTCATGGAACGATTGACCGAGATGGAACTCTGATGACCTACGCGAAAAGGACCGACGGCAACCAGAGCGAGATCATTGCAGAGCTCCGGGCCGTGCTCCCCGAGGCGAGCGTTCACCCGGCCTCCGCCGCGGGCGACGGCTTCCCTGATCTCGCCATCGGGCTCTGGGACGACAACTACTTGGTCGAGCTCAAGGGGCCGGGGGGAAAGCTCACCAAGGCACAAGAGAGGTGGCACGCTCGGTGGAAGGGCAACCGGGCGGTCTGCAAAACCACGGCGGAGGTCCTTGTGAGCATCCTTCGCCAATCCCGAAAGAAATCTGCAGAACCAACGCGGAGGTCCTTGTGAGCATCCTTCGCCAATCCCGAAAGAAATGAACGCCAGCCACGGAGAACTGCTCGGATGGATTCTGAGTCTCAGCGTGCTCACCGCCGTTCTTGCGGTGTTGCTCTTCCAGATCCGGCGGCGACCGTCGGCCGGGGACGCGATCCCGTGGCGGGAGATCGTGGCGGTCACCATCGCTCTCTCGATTCTGTTTCTGGTCGCCTTCCTCTTCCCCTTCGCGGCTCGGGTCCTCCTTCCCGATCCCGGCAATCCCTCCCTCCTCAACAGATGATCACTCCCGCACAACAATTGAAGAGACTAGAAGTCGCAAAGGTGCTTTGCCTCTTGGATGGGGAAGACCTCATCCTCCTCTCGGAAGCACTCCGCCACTACTACGAACACAACGACGGGAAGGTCCGCGAAGAAGAACAGCGCCTGCTCTGCGAGATGAGCGCCGGAGTTCAGCTAGCGCAGGTCCGCCAATGGAGGGACCGCCTCACCGGGGAGAACGGATGACAGCCGAAGAAGACAGCACCCTCTTCGACTATGCGAGGCGGCGTCGCGAGCAAGGCTCGGCCCATGCCCGAAACTCCGACCCCGGAACTTCACATCAGGCTGCGGCTCATGTCACCAAGACGACGCTCAAACCAAGCCAACGGGACGTCCTCGAAGTCCTGCAAGCGGGTCCCAGGACACAATATTCTCTAGAGAGAGGACGGCTTCAAAGCCTCTACTCACCGTCCAGAATTCGAACCGCTGTCGCCGAGCTAACCGGGCTGAATAAGGTGAGGGACACAGGGGAGAAGAAGAGGCTCCCGTCTGGACGCAATGCCATCATCTGGGAGGTGATCCGATGAAGAAGCGCTTCACAGATTGCGACAAATGGCGCGACCCTTGGTTTCGTCGGCTCTCGCCACGGGCAAAGCTCGTTTGGCTTTGGCTGGTCGACAATTGCGACACCGCGGGAGTGATCGACGTGGACTTTGAGCTCGCCGCTTTCCAGATCGGAAGCGACCTCGAACCCGACTACCTCTGCGAGCTCCAAGACAGAGTCGAGAAGCTGCCCAACGGTAAATACTGGATCGGAAAGTTCATTTATTTCCAGTACTCAGTCGGCAACAATAAACACTTTTCGCCCAACTGTAAGCCGCACGCCCTTGTCTTGGAATTGCTCGAAAAAAACGGCTTGACCGAAAGGGTAGCCGATACCCTTCCAAAAGGGTTAGGAAAGGGTCCAAGAAAAAGAAAAGGAAAAGGACAGGACAAAGCCTTTGCGGAGGGTATGCGCTCAAGGCCACCGACCCTCGAAGAGCTCAAGGCGTATGCCAAGGAAGTCCCCTGCAGCGAGGATTGCGCTGAGGGCTACCAGAATGACCGTCAGGCGCTTAACTGGACGAAAGTGAAGGGAGGGCTCCAAGTCACCATCGAGGACTGGAGGAGCGATCTGAGGACCTTTGCGATGCACTGGCGGGCGAACGAGGCGAAGAGGAAGGCCGAGGGACGCTCCGCACCGGTGGCCCGGGGAGTGGACACACGACCAGAGAAAAGACTGAAGTTATGAGTAGATTGACTGACGAGGAGGTAGCCAGCATGGTCACGACCAAGATCACAAGCGCGATGGCGTGCTTCGATGAAGGCCGGAGGAGCCCGGACAAGGCTGCGCTATTGCTCGAGGAGTTGAGACGGCGAGGATCGTTCTCGGAGAGTTGTGATTGGCTGAAGAATGCCGACACCCAGATCCACCGGGCGGTCATGATGGTCTTCGAGCATCACGCCGGGAACCAAGACGCCTGCGCCCGGACATGGAGACTGGTTCTCGGGAACCTCCACAGCTTCGCCGAGCAGAAGGGAGAGTGGCGGCTTCTGGATCGCGAGAAGTCAGCCGCCTTTTTGGGAGAGGTCAGGAGCTCCATGCGAGCGAAGGAAAAACAGAGCCGATGCAACCAGCAGTCAGAAGCGCCCTGAGCGCGTCGGTCAGTGCGGGCTGTGCCGAGTTCTGGAGAGAGCGAGGGGAGGACCCCGGGATCACTTTCGGAGACATCGTCCGCGCCGGGGCAGCTGAAGGGAAGCGAAAGAAAAGAACTTCCCGCGCCGTCCTCCTGGCCGACCGAATAGCGCGGGAGCTTGAGCAGGGGTGGAAGGACGAAAAGGGTGATTTTTGAATCATGGACAAAATAGAAATACCGACAAGGGAAGAAGCGGCGGGGATCGTTGCGACAGCATCGAGCCAACTCGAATGGCTCCTCGGGACCGAGCCGAACAGTGAGGCGATCGACTGGGTCGCAGTCTTTGAGCGAGCGCAGGCGACGCTCAACCTCTCGGGCTCCGGGCAAAGGGGTGGCACCATTGTCCTGCGGGACTGGTACCCTGTAGACCGGACCCTGCTGCTTGATTCCCATGTTGAATTGGCTGGCGATTTCAGGGCCAAGCATCACCTCGGGTCGAGTCCCGGGTTCCGGGCCGAGGAAGACTTCGCGGGTGAGTTCGTGCTCGTCTGGAAGTCGCCTAACACGCGGTCCCTCTATTCGAATTTCGGTGCCGGGTGCCGGGGGATTCATGTCCAGACCCGCCCTGGCCGCGGTGGAGTGTCCTTCCGCGGAGCGCAGCAAAGCGCCGGGATCGACAACCTAGTGATTCGTGGCTTTGGAGAGAACGGGACCGGGTTGAAGCTCGGCGGCGACACCTACTCGGTGCGCGATGTCTTCATCGATGCCACCATCGGGGGAGAGGGCTCCGCCGCCAGGAAGGGAGCGGTCGGGCTCCTGACCAGTGAGAGAACTCAGGGCTTGTTGGTCGAGAACCTCACGACCCACAACTGCGAGCTCGGGCTGAAGTTGACCGATCCCGTCGAGCTCATGATCCAGAGTCTCGAAACAGAACTGACCACTCTCCCGATCACCCTCGTCTACAACGCGATGGGAGTGACCTTTCGCAATGTGCAAGTCAGACATACCGGGAACATTTTGCACATCGAAGGAGCGCGGTGGCCGGACGACTTTCTGGTAAAAGTGGACGGGATGATGGTAGGAGACGAGCGAAGCGGAACAGTTCTATTGCCGGGCGGCATCATCTGGCCGACACCCGACAAGACATTCGATCTTGCGATCCAAGGTACCCGGAGCGGAGTCGGGGTCATCGACCTGAAGGCGGACCGCTCCGAGCTCGAGTGATGTTCTTTCCGAAAGCGGTCACTGTCGCGGGTGTCAAGATCAGGGTGGTCCGGCTCAGTCTCTCCGAGGATGATTGCTTCGGGTCCTGGTCCCACGACACGAAGACGATCACGATCGACTCATCAATCACGGGCGATCTCCTCGTGGGCACCCTTCGCCATGAGATGCTCGAAGCGGCGTTCTCCCTCAGTGGGATCGCTTGGTGCGAGGGGAGTGTTTCCGAGACAACGGAGGGAATCATTCGTTGCCTTGATGAGATATTTTTTCCGGTCTGGGATCCGCTCTTCGAGCGCCTGAAATCCTGACGCGGTGCCTGTTCTTCGGCGGCTACACGCTGGAGATGAATCCGAAATTTACCCTTACCAAACGCCACAACGTGCCGGTGATTGAGTTCACCGAGCGCGTGAAGGTTGGAGACACCGTGACGATCTTGGCGCAAGCCGATGAGCACTGGGACAACGTCCACACCAATCAGGAGTTGATTGCAATCCACATGCAGGAGGCGGTCGATCTCGGCTGGCCAATCATAAAGCTTGGAGATCAGTTGTGTCTCATGCAGGGCAAGACAGACGGTCGTGCATCGAAGGCCGACCTCCGCCCGGAGCATAAAACCGGAAACTACATCGACGCGGTCGTCAACGGTTACGCGAAGTTTTGCGAGTTCGCCGCTCCCAACATCGCCTTGATCGCGGAGGGGAATCATGAGGCCGCGGTCCGGTCGAGGATGGAGACCAACGTCGTCGAGAGAGTTGCGGAGCGTTGGCGGGTGGCCGGGTCCTCAGTTCACGCCGGGGGAATTGGTGGCTGGCTCCTCGTCCGGCTCAAGATCACCAGCACTCAGAGGATACTCGTTCCGATCTTCTATCATCATGGCCACGGCGGCGGCGGGCTCTCCCGGGGAATCCAGCACGTCAACAAGCGAGCGCTCTACCTTCCCGACGCTCAGGTCATCATCAGTGGACACGTCCATGAGGAGTACACGATGACGCTCTGCCGCGACCGGATCAATCTCCATACCGGGCGGACCTTCGCCGATGAGCAAATCGCAGTCTGCACCGCTACCTACAAGGACGAATATGATCCGGAGGGGAGCAGTTGGCACAGTTTACAGGGAAGGCCACCGAAGCCCATCGGCGCGTCCTGGCTGGAGCTCAGCCTCCGGCGCGAGTTCGATGACCGTCTCGCTCCTCCTAGGAAGGGAAAAGAAAAACAGAAGCTCCCGCGGTTCTATGTTACCGTCAACGTCAGGAGGGCAAAGTGAGGGCAGATGATCACGGCGGAATTGGAGCACAGGCTCGTTAGGGGAGCGCAGATTCTCGAAGGGCTGGACGAAGCGATCGAAGGCACTTCGGATTGCGGTCGGCTCATCGACGGCTACGACAAGATGGTCGAAAGACTGAAGCAGAGAGACGGGATGTCATACGCCGACGCGGTGGAATGGATTGACTACAACATCCTCGGCGGCAAGGTGGGCAACGGGTTCATCGTCATGCAAGCGATTACCGAGGAAGAAGGGACGGGATGACCTACGGGGAATTCATCACCGGGCTTCGGCTGCGGCACTTCAACGCGGACGAGCTCACGGACTATGCCAACCGGACAAGGGGCGGGGTCCAGAACTCTCTTCCTCCTGCGGCCTTGTGGCCAAACATCGTGGTGCCTCTCTGGATTCTCGACTGTCTGCGGGAGAGCATCAAGCGCCCGATCACCATCGTCAGTGCCTACCGAAGCCCACGCTACAACGCCCAATTGAATGGGGCCGCGTCCAACAGCCAGCACCGCCTCAACTGTGCGATCGACTTCAAGGTGGCAGGGATGAAGCCCGAGACAGCCTTCAATCGACTGCGGACGATGCGAGACGCCAAGGTGTTCGCGGGCGGTCTGGGACTCTACCCGACCTTCGTCCATATCGACAACCGCGGAAGGTGCGCGACTTGGTAGTGATGCCCCGGAGAATCCCAACGCACAAACCCAAGACCTGCCGCGTCGGGACCGCAGCCAGGACGAAGCAGGATCTGGTGAGGGCGATGAGATCACGCTGGCGATGGATCAAGTGCTCGCAAGCGGGTCGCAAGATCGAGCCGCTCTGCTGCGACCCGTTCGGGGATCACGGCAAGCGAGTGATGCAAGCGGAGCACCGTCACCATATCAAGCCGCTGACCGAGCGACCCGACCTCCTGCTGGACTGGAGCAATCACGCCAGTCTCTGCAGCCGGTGCCACCACCGGGTCGAGTCACTGGTCCGAGCCGGGGAACCCACCGAGCATCTCTTCGAGGGAGAGAAGAGAGCTCACCCTCTAAGCGAAGCCACAGGAGCCGCTGTGAGCCCGCGGGCGGAAATGTCGGACTCAGAGCCCCGTCCTTGCTCCAGAGCGCCCGTAGGGCCGGGGAGGAGCCAAAGACGCCAACCTCAGAGCCTTCCGGGGCCGGGAAAAGGGGGAAGGG